AGTACAAAAGGTGTAGCGTGTGTTTTAAAAGGTCAGGCTTTTGAGTTTTCAGAGTTACGAGGTATACGTCCTGCATCTACAGATAGTTTTGTTAAAGCAGGGGATGTTATAGTTTTACATGGTGACTTTTCAAATGGTTATGTATATAGACAAGAATCAGGTAACACATTTGATGGCACAGCTATACTAGCAAAGTATAGAAGTCCTGACATGACATTCGGTGACGCAGGTATACGAAAGCATATGCAACGTGTTATTGTAAACTTTGCACCAGAGTCAACGATAGATGCTGATCTATTTGTAAGATATGACTACGAATCAAAAGACTCAGCAAGACCTGCAGCTTACGAGCTAGACTCACAAGACATAGCTGCGATATACGGAACAACAACATACGGCACATCATCCT